TTCGTTGCAGTTCTTCTGCCAAATCTTCCTCAGATACTGGAAGTCTGTGAAAGTAGATTGTATCGTACCAAGTATCGTTGCAATTCGAACCTTTCTTTCGAGGCTAACAAAGCTATCTTCTGGTCGGACAACAACTTCGGTAAGGTTGCAAAACTGGTATGGACGCAAGATAATTTCAGAGCAAGGGTTTGTGCCGAATTCATGAGAGCTATCACGTCGTCCATTTCGCTTAGCGATTTGCTGACAAGCGTAGCGACTGAAGAGTCCTCGCTCTCCTGACTTACTTTCATAAAGAGCCTTCCATTCTTTCATGAAAAAGCCGACGTCTGGTTGCTTAGTGGTATAGACTGCAGAGTTATTAGCAAGGGCACGATGTCCTGCATCGACCCACCAGGCTCCTGACTTTGCCGTACGAAGACGTTCATCGTCTGGATCAGACAGCGAGATCATAGCAGAACGACGTACACCACCTACGACTACTACGTCGGCGATCTTGCACATCAAGTCGTGGCATTCTAGTGAACTGAGCTGCCGTCCGGCTGCACCACGAAAGAGGCGAATAGTGAATTCAAAAAGGTCAACCAGAGGTCCGGGTCCGCTAGCGCGCCCACCAAAGGTCCTAAGTCTTTCGCCGGCAGGTCGTACTCGACTGACATCCCATTTGGGAAGTTGACCTGCATACAAAAGGGCGATGAGTTCTCGGAAGGATCGTGCCCAACCTTCCTTTGAATCTGCAACGTGTATGACGCTAGAGGTTTCCTCGAAGGTTTCTGCAACGGGAGGGAGTCCATGGATATATTTCTTCTCTACTGAGTAGCCGACGCCGGTGCCGCACATCAGGATGTACATACATTCGTCAAAGCTACGAGGGGAATCAACCGGCATATAGGCACAGTTGTAGGCAGGGACGTGACAACGATCCATCGCAGGACCTGCTGTCATAAGGGCACGCATTGATGGCATGACTTCGAGGTTGTAGATGGCGTCATGGAGTTGGTAATAATCTCCCCCATCCATACCACCAATTTGATGACTGTAGTAATCCATCAATCGAGTAACTGTTTCGCCCCAGTTCTCACGACGGTTGTCTTTCTCGATCCACTTGGCATAACGCGACTTGAATATAAATTCTTCGAAAACTGTAGGAAAAGGTTCGTTCTTATTTTCATTCGTCAAAATCATTCTCCAAAGTCATACGGTATGCCTGCTGCTCTTTGCTTAGTTTAGGAAAACGAGGATCACGTCCCCGCCATAGCCGCCTCACTCTGCGACGATCCTTGTTCTCGTACTTGTTCATTCCGGTCATTTGTACGGCCTTCTGTCAACTCTTTGTATCTCTCAAGGAAGAGAGTCTCAGCCACGGTCGGAGAGAATCCCACAGGCTTAACACTACGAACAGCACGTAGGTTAGTGTGCCACAGATCATCTTTGCCGGGAGCGATTTGCTGTCGTTCTGCATGGTACATCCTCTTATCTGCCTGATGAACTTCAAGGGAGTGCAACTTCCACGGGCTGAGGTTGAAGCGACGAGCAATGCTAGCCATGGCTGCATCTTCTAGGGCCCGATATTCAGGCAGCAGTTTCTTCAGAGGTGAGGAAACGTCCCCAAGAAAAGCTTCGGCGGCGTCATGGAAGAGACCTTCGAGAGCAAACTTCTTCGGCACTGAAAGACTAACCAGGACAGAATGCTCGGCCACAGAGTAGAAGCGATTAACATGTCCTGTATAACGACATAGATTAGAAAGAGCATGAGCAATGGTAGCAACAGTATATACCGAACTATCAGGATCAAGAAAATCAAAGTATTCTCCGTCGTACACAGAGATGCAGGAAGGAGTTTGTTCCATCAGTATTCTCCGTCTTTTAGACTATCGGGGTCATGATCTCTCCACCACTGGTCACAAGAGAAACAATCTCCTCCTGTTTCGGCATACTCGTCTAGCTCGATAGTCTTACCACAGGTTTCACACCAGCGTTCCGCTTCATGGTCGTGCATCACTTCTCTCCAGTAGCTGACAAACTCTTTTCACGAAGGAGGAACTCCAGTCGTGCTAAACTATTCCAGGCTGCGTGAGCTGCGTGAAGGATTCCCGAATCATTATCCCAAGGACCTTCCTCTGACTCGGAGATAAGGTGGCGAACCAACGCATCACTATAGCGTTCAAATCCTTCGGGTACAGTGGACCATCCCTTCCAGGAATATTTAGTTGCTCCAAAAGTTGAAACAGCAGCAACTGCCCTGATTGCTCCGGGGAAGTAGTCAACGGCTCCTCGCCAAATAGAGGGCTTTCCTGCGTCAAGTTTTGCACCGCCTGACTTGGGATCAGTTCCGTATGGGTCTCTCTCACTGGTGCTGGTAGGGGCTGGAGGATTTCCTTCGTAGTAATACGAGGGCGCGGACCTGGTCCTGATGGCTTCGCCTTGTACGCCATTACTCTTCACCTTCTCCAGAAACATACCCACTTCCGCCAAATACTTCTGTGCTTCTGATTGGCGTGTCCGTTCCGTCTGCATGGTAGTAAACCTCTTGATCTGAACCAAGCCAGAAATAGAACTTGGAGGGGTCAACAAAAGCCATTTCATTAGAACTCTCGTTCTTCGTCATTAGAATCTTCAATTCTCAAATCCTCTTTGATGTCGTCGAGTTTATCGAGGATGTCTTCCTCGAAATAATAGATGATGTCTCGTACAGAGAGTGAAAGAAGCTCGGCTAACTCCCACCCTTCATACCTGTCTGCAAGCGCCTGCTTGATACCTTCCGACAGTTGCTCTTCGTTCATGATACTCATTACACCTTATACTTTACTACGTTTGCCGTCTTGCCAAGAACCACATGAAGTGCATTGAAGACGCTGGATTTTGAATGCCTTTGTACGGCGATAGCCGCGTGACTGTACTTTGTTGGAACCACAGGCACCGCAAGCTCGGGCTTCTTCTCCCATATGGGGATGGTTTGTGATGTAAGGTCTGATCAAGAGATATAGCTTTACTGTTAGGATGACGTCACCGATGCAGTAGTTCTGCATCCTCTCTTGGGCAGCTTCGTCACCCTCCATAACCTTCGTCCAGAGAGAGAAGCCTTCGTGTTTGACTTTGTCACCAAGACCAAGAAACGGCCCGATGAATTCAAGCTTGCCGCTCTGGAAGCCTAGCTTCTTCACAGTCTTGTACAAATCGATTGAAGTCAGAGGAGGTAGAGGAGAGAAACCTTCAAGGAGAAACTCTCCTCTCAGTTTGGTAAGATCGAACTTGTCTCCGTTGTACGTGATGACGGCGTCGGCTTCAGCCATCATGTTGTAGATACCCTTGAGCATTGCCGTACGACCACCAGGCAGCCAGTCAGCAAAGAAGTATGCCTTGTCTTCTCCAACCCAAGTGGCGGCTACACAGATGATGCGAGAGACCTCTACAATCTGGTTGACTGCGACGTTGACGTCAAACAGTTTCCATGCGTAAACAACTGCAGGTTTAGTCTCGATATCCAAGGCGAGAATTTTAGGTGCGGGGTTAAGACCCTTAAGTTCGGCCATCAGCGGCCCTTTCTTTGTAGAAGTAATGATGGCCGATTTGTTTTACAAACAAGAGGTTGCCCCAGCGACCGGGATAGTTTCTGAAGTATGTTGCTCCACCAGAAGGGTCAGTGTCGTCATAAGAGAATCTAAAACTGCGACGAGGCTTCTTTCTGGTGAATTGAGATGACTTGGCCACTCTGCATACATCCCTACCTTCTCTTGTAGATCGGTTAGTGACGACGTGAGCGACAGCTTGTTGACCTTCAATTGACTCTCCTCTAGCTTCAGAGTATACTACATTCTTAAGACACATCAATGCCGCGAGTGTTAGTTTTAACAACCTTCTTCTTTCTTTTGCGGCGACGTACAGGAGATGGAATAAAAAGTCCGGTATGCCTGTCGACATACTCTGCCATCTTCCTCAAGAGGTCTCCGTCTCGATGACGACCTATAACTCTATGGTTATGGAAGGAACACAGAATGCCCCTAATTTCTCCAGTTACGTGGTCGTGATCTACTGCAAGATTTTTACCCTCTTGCTCGGGTGTCTTACCACAGATGAAGCAACCCCCACCTTGGTCAGCTAATAGCTGGTCGTACTGTTCAACAGTGATGCCAAACTTCGTACGAAGATGGGAGGCTCTTGTCATTCATCCCCATTGTTCTGCCATAGCTTTGGCGATTCCTTGGTAAGTCTTAGAACGTTCTTTCCACCTGTTAGGTGACGGAGGCATTTTCCATACACGTTGTTCTCTCCCTTCAACTACATCAGTCGGTACGAGAAGAGGTAATCCTTTAAGCCAAAGACAAGTCGCTTTAGTTTCTCCATGCCCGAACTGCCAAGGTTGAATAATCTGGTCAGGTTTACGAAAGTGAGAAGAAATGATAGAGATAGGATTTTCTATACATACACGAGGACAATCAAGATCAAAAAACAGTTTGACAAAAGCAAGAGCTTCAGCTTGTTCTGCTACTTTATTTTTGAACCATCTTGCCCCGGAGACTGCCAGATGGGTGCAGGGAGGGTGGGCAATGAGAAGGTCCCAGTCAGAGAACAGTACGTCACGTACATCACACTGTAGATGATAGGGAGAAACAGAAGGAAGAATGTCACAAGAAAAAGTGTCATGCCCTCTTGCACGAAAGGCATCTCTTACTACTCCGGAGAACTCACAGGCTACTAAGACTTTCATGTCGCCTCATACACACGAGGTGTCTCCACAACTTTGGTGAGATATTTAGGCCCGGTGGAGTAGATGAAGGTACGGAGACCGGGCCAGCACTCCACGTTGTATGCACAGTATGAACATTCAGTTCCGAGAGAACGATTACCTGACTTACCTTCTGGCTTGTCTGGATAGCATCGTACAGGGGGAGTATCTAGAGAGATGACTTCTCTGAGATGTTCGATACGTGGTCCGGGAGGATGGTATTGTACGATTGAAGTCGAGAGGTCCATCACGGTTATGTCGCCGTTGACCTTGTTAACTGCAAGGAAAGCCCCAGCCTCGCCAGGGGTTTCTTCATTTACGTATCCTGAAAGCTGCTGTACATAGCCGAAGGGGTCTTTCTCCAAGAGAGAGTGATCCTTGAATTTCTGAAAGCCATAAGGGCTAGCAGACTTAACATCGACGACAACGCCATCGATCTTACAGTCGATGTGACCTTTAACTCCAAGACAGGAAACTTCTTTCTGCTCGTCTGTGATTTCATGTCCTGCCTCCTTGGCAAGGAAGATGATGAGAGCCTCTATGACATGACCATACAGGAACTTGAAGTAAGTCTTGTCGTTCAGTTCTTCTTTTGGGTAGTCATGGGCTTCGTACCAAAGCTGTCTGTCAGGTTTGCCAAGTGCTGAGAAACGGAGATAGAAATCTCTGGGCTCACGCAAGGCGAGGCCAGTTCTGATTACTGACTTGAGAGTTTCAGTGAAGTATTCAAGGTTGTCTTCATTGACGATATGTCCTTGGTTTGGATCGAACAACTGGTAGATGTCAGCTACGAGGGTGTTAAGCGACTTCGTCAACAGCTTTTTCCTTTACTTCTTTAGGAGAGTCAGGGTTTGAACCCGGTCCTGCCTTACCAAATACCCAGTCGTCATCGAAGTATTGCACACTTGTGGGAATGAAACGAGTAAACTTCTTTGTATGAGCTTTGTCGATGACGTCCTTTAGCAAAGCCGGGCCTTCTGTTTCAAGGTCTACGGAGACTTCGCCTTCCATATAAAAGTAACCCTTACGACGAAAGCTCAGATTAAATCGTTCCATACAAGTCCTTTCAAAAGTGTCGGCCTTTCACCGACTGGGGAGCCTACGCAGGTCGACCGGTTAGGGACCAGTCCCTCCTCTTCAGTACAACAGAACAGTCTTCCCTGTCTGTACAGATGTACTGCTATCTGCTAACCCTTGGG